CAGCTCTTTCCGCCAAACGAATGTAAGCTGCCAAAACAGCTCTAGTTATCTGAGAACTCATTCTAACGTCATATTTGGAATAATCCCATGCCAACACACCACAATCTGAATCATATTCAAACGCTCTTTCCATTAAAGCATCCCATTCTTGTGCAAAAGCATTTAAACCTACTGCACACTCTGAAACAATAGGATTGGCACACAAAAACCGCACTATAGGTAAATAATACTTACGAATGTGTAAACTTAATGCTACTGGCGCTGCTTGGAAAACACGTACTTTTTCAGACGTAACCTTTGTAGGTTCATCTTTAAGCGTTGCAGAACATACCGGATAAGCTCGTTCATTTGCCTTCCACAACGTTAACATTCGATTATATTCATTCACAATCTCCTCATTAGGTATGCGATTAACCAGTACTCCATTTTCCCAAATATCTTCGAACCACCTCTTTTTTGGTCCAAAAACAGGGAAACCCATTCCAGTGTCCATGGGTAAAGGATCAATAAATCTCTTTCCTGGTATCCCCATAATGGATTGTTGAAACGTCAAAGGAGAAAAGCGTATGCGTTCACTGTCAATAATCTCCTCAAGTGGCTGTAACCAATCTTCCCATGCTCTCCTCAATAAACTAGGTTCAAACATTAAAGGGGGATCGGCGATATGCTCAAGTGTTGCATTAAAACCCTTCCAATTTGGTTGCAATTTGGGGGGTCCCCAAATATTGGGAACGTTACACACAAATGCTACATGTGGACTGAGAATGCTTGGTATAACAGTACTCCTTTGTACAGTGCGTAATTGAGTAGAGCCATACAACTCCACACAATGTTTCTCAGTCATCTTTGCAGCCATACAACTCGGGTGCACCCTATCATTAACCAAAACAGATTTGTTATATTGCACAAGAGGTAAAGGACCAGAATTCGAAGAAATGACAACACATGGTAAATTTTCTAACAAGGCTATCATCCTTTCATAATCGTTCATTGCGACAGTTTGCATCACACCAGAGCCTGTTTCATTGCCTCCCATATGGAAACCAATGAGAACAGGACTTTTAGTGACACTCACAAGACATCCCATACAAGCACCAACGCGTGCCAAAGAAGTTTTATACTTCCCACCACGAAAACTAGTTTCAAAACTGGAATCTTCTGAAGCATGGGTAACCTCACACAATGTAACTTCAACTCTTTCAGCTTGAAAAGTATTCGGTTTTCCTTCATGTAAAACATTGTCGCAAACAACAATGTCTGCAATAACTCTTCCAGTTGGATGTTTCTCGGGAAACCACTTTGTAACATTTCGAATGTCGGGACAATTAGGAACATATGCGCAAGTTATATCCATATCTGGTGGTCGAACACAAGAATTGTGATCAACCACAAAAGAAAATTTGCCTCCGCATGTCCCACTTCTAATAACATTAACCGTCAAACTCTCAGTAGGATCCAATGACATATCCGCTCTCGGATACCACACGTGTTGCGGAAACAATGCTACACACTTCTGAGGGAAAAAGATGTTACACGCGGTTCTTGAGCCATCCTTCCGAACAAATTCGGCCCAAAACAAATTCCTTTTCGACAAAGATTGAACAATATCAGTAGAAACGGCCGTTTTCATAACGGGTTGTGGATGGACATTAAAGCCAAATTTTTGCACATAATATCCCATCCACCCTGGAGAACTGTCATTAGGTTCTCCAGCATGAGGCACATCCTTTGCAGCTGTATACCAATTATGGAAAACTTTAAGTCCAAGCCCTAACATAGCAATTCCCATGGTAGCCAATTCTGATGTATTGTATTTTCCTTTAACTGAACTCACAATAGCATCACGTCGTTGAAGAAATGCTTCGCGTTCCATTCTAGCTCGACAACGCATCTCTGTATGACACAACATATGCGCAGTTCCCGCAATTGCAAGTGGAGTCAAAATGGTTTCAAATCGTTCTCCTTTGTGAATACGATATCCAGTAACTCCAACTGCAGCTGCCGAGCACACATTCAAAAAACGCAAATGCCAACGAAAATCCCACTTGGTCGCTTTCATTGTCCACCAAGCTAAGTAACGCTGCATGGAACGAGTGTTGAGAATGTGATCAGGTACAATAGCTAATAACCTTGGTGTTACACCTCGATACATGTCATATTGCAAGTTTGAAGCCAATTCTGAAGTTAACATCTTCGAAATAGGTTTATACCCAAACCATGTTAGGAAGGATCCTCCAGGAATAAATCCCTGGAAAAATTTCCCAACCGATTCTCGTACAAACTGATTTAACAATGAAGCACCATATTTAGCTAATTCTTCAGAATGTGGTATATTCTTATCGCCAGCAACACTACAAACAGCTACTGGTAATTTACAACATTCACACATTGTAATCTCCTCAAAATCTTTCACTCGCTTAACAACATTAATTTGATTTTTATGATGTTCTTCTGACAACCAAACAACTGCAGTTAGATATTCAATCAACGTTAAATCAACTGCTTTCTTCATTGTGCCATCTCTTTGTCGATACGAAATAGGTACTCTGGTATACATAGTACCTGTAGAAGTTTCACTTGTAATAATTTCCAAAATGGTCAATTTCCACACATCCTTTGTCAATGGAGCTCCAACCAACTCTGGATGACTTGCATCTAATGAAACTCCTCCTCTCAAACGGTATTGGGGTAGAACTGCTACATCAACGTGGAAAAATCGTCTCAATATAGATTCTGGACAATCACTGTAATGTCTTGCTCCAAGATCTTGAATATTTGAAGTTACAACCCCACACTTGAAATTGACAAAAACAACTCCTTTTGCATTCAACTCTGCTTTTACTGCCTGAGCAGCAACGTTATTGAAAAATTTGATAATCACATCAGTAGGAGCTCTTTCTGCAAAATCCGGTTTGCTATTCCCAACATCGTCCATAAATAAACCCAAAACATCAGAAGTATAAGTAGAATCATATTTGTCAAACATGTCCTTCGTTAAAATCTTCTTCTGATCATAGCCATAACCCATGGCATTCAAGGATGTCTTCATAGTGAGTTGAGCCAACGTCGATTTTCCCACTCCTGTATGACCAATCAAGGCGAAGCCTATTGGAGCCTCACGTATGTTGGTATTTTGATGCTTAGCAATAACTTGCTGCTTCATAATCATCAATTTCTCGTATCGTGCTTGAATCCAGGGAGCAGTAGGACCATCAGTCCTCACTTGTTTCAATTCAATAACCTGTTTCAAACACTTGTCCAAGCGAGTTTCAAACTCGTGTATATCGTGACAAGCATTAGGAATATCTTGCGGAAAATTACCCGCAATGGCAAAAGCTCCGTTAGCAGTCAACCAATCTATTTCTTGATTAAAAGCCATCATCTTACTATCCTCATATAAGATAGGCTCCAAAGAACCGGTAGCTATAATCTCAGATCCAGTATCTGCAATCCAACTAAAAGTTTTAAGGATTGCATCAATGACATCAGTAGCGTTAACTGATGCCTTCATTGCTTCAATCTGCATAAGCTGGAAACCAAAAGGGTTAAACTCGATCTTCTTCATGCTTAGAACTGGTAATGTCATGGCTGCTGAAATAAGATACTTGATTTTACCAAAAACAGTATTGGCTTTCAAAGTTTCCCAACGTGCAACAACAGTTTTCATCTGGAAAGTATGTTGACTATTAACATTATTCATATCCATAATAGACTTAACAAGATCGGCTGCAAACGAGCAAACGCTCCGGTCAAAATTCATTTTAATATAAGCTAATGTAGCTACAAAGCAATCCAGCAATGTTTCTGCTCTGCACATCTGATAGGTGTAAATGCACATATTCTCCAAATGATGCATCCATCTCTCTGTTAAACTATTTCCAGGCAAGTTCTTGGGCATCATTTCCAAAACTTGAGTTATTCCTTCAGGAACCTCTGTTTGAGATGCTGTAAGAGGAAAAGAATCCAATAACTTATCAGAATCACCGTCAAAATCTTGAATCATCTGTTTCTGCAATGAAATATCACTGTCAGTAGACTCTGAATCACTAACGATGCTCTCTGTGTCATCTCTTTTCCTTTCTTTCTCAGCGTGAGGGACAATTTTGTTCTTCATAGCTGAATTTTTGTGTTTTCTAGTTCGGGCACGAACTTCTTTCACATTTTGTCTCTTTGAATCCAACTTAGGATCCTTGATCTTTTCTTTCAAAAATTCATGTCGTTCTCCATCATCTGTAATAACGGTATGATACTTTTGAAACGAGACGAAAGCTGGAACTTCTCCTAACTTTCTCTTATTCTTTCTTGATACTAAAGTCCATTCACCAAAGACTTCGTTCAATTGGTCAACAGATAAATCTGTTGATGGCTCACGCCTATGCCAAGAAAAAACCCCTTTGGGTTTCTCATGTATTTCGTATTCTAAACGATCAAATTCACAATCAGAATATTGAATCGTTTGTGTTCGAATATCGAACACAGGTTGAATACTAAGCGTGTCATCCAACACTAGAGGGTTTTGAATGTCCTCTCCATTGCAAGAAATAGCAGACTCACCTGTCTGTTCATGGAATAAATTAAATTCTCTGTTATTAAAATTTTCTACCATCTTGGGGTAAGTTTAACCATCTTTTCACAAGGGGAATTCTTTTTCTTGTGTTGGAGCTAATACTCTCCAAATAGACTAAAAAGTCGATAATGAATACCTGTGGTCATCTCAAGGAATTTAAGAGATGTCTAGTTTTACTAAACTAAAATAAAATATGCACTGCATACCATAAAGGTAGACGAATCATATCCTAGATACATACGTCGTTTTTCTTCACATAAGCTAATGTGCTCTCAAATCAGTGCGAGAGTGTACCACGTGATTTTTAGGTGGCTACAAGAAAGAGTAAATATTCGCAAAAGCCGGTCATTTAAAACCGAGAAAAAGGTAATGATCAATCCATCAAATAAAGTATAACGCTTGTCAAAAGACAAAGCGGCATACGCAATTTAA